TGCTCACCGGTTGGGCGATGATGTCGCCGCTGGACGCCGGAATCACGGGGAGAAAAGTCGCCGCGCCCGCCCCGCGGATGAAGTACGCATTCGGCGAGGTCAACTGGAGTTGATTGGCCGCTTTCAGAACAGTGTCCTCGATCGAGCTGCTGCGACCCACGTTCACGATCGGCCCGATGATGTTCGCTCCGATCAACAGCTGATGGGATCCGCTGTTGGGCGAGTTGAAGGGCGGATAGAACTTCGCGCTGGAGCCATCGATGGAGGCAAGCGGGGTGTCAGCCTCGCGCACGTCGGAGATGTCGTAGTAGCCTCGTCCGACGCAATACAGGCCGTACTCCACTCGCCTGTGGCTTTCGTACTTGTCATAGGTCGGCATCATCAGCGTCGGAAAGCTGCGCACCGTGCCGAAGATGTCCTCCACGCGCTCCAGCGGCCGCACGCGGTTCTCGCGCGAGGTCAAGGCGTTGTTCGGGCTCTCCTGGCTGCGGGTGTCCAGCTGCGGGTTCTCCGACGAAGACCAGGATCGCGCGATGGCACCGAGGACAAGGCTGATTGCCAGGTTGATGAACCAGGCAGGGATCGCAACAAGGCCAGGCGCCTCCAGCACGGTGTAAAACGGGGCGTCGTTGCGCGCCAGTGCCGCCGGATCGCCTGTGAGATCGGTCTGTGCAGACGGCTCGCCGGCGTACACGTGCACCTGGCGGTCAGTCGGCGCGACACGCCCGTAGTGATCCAACAGCCAGCGGCCGATGCTCTCGGCCTTGTACTCCTGCGGAGGCTCGCCCTCGAGCGGGTGCCGATGAAGCCGGATCGTCTTCATTTGCCCCAGAACTCCATCAAAGGGAACGCCTCGCGCAGGGTGGCCAGGTCCTGGTACAGAACCCCGGTTTCGAGCGCGTGCAGCACGCTTCCCTGGTAGAAGATGCCGCAGTGCAGTTGCAACTTCAGGCTCGTGCGCCACATCAGCACGATCGCAAGATCCCTCGGCTCTTCCAGCTGCTCCATGCCGTCGCGGCTCTTGAACAGCTCCAGCCGATAACTGCGGGCGGCCCGACGCATGGCTTCGCTGACGGTCTGCACCTCGTTGGGCTCCTGCCCGAGCACGTTCATGTAGACATCCGTCACCAGGTGCCAACACGGCGGGATCGGATACACCCGCGCCAGGTAGCTTTCGACGTCGAGCGTGGGCGTCGTCACAGGAAATTCCTCAGCATCGGCACGTCCCGCGGGGCGTAGATCTCGCCAGTGCGGCTGACGTTGAACCGCGGGGACGCCGCGGTGATCACCGCCCCGCCCAGCGTGTGCCCCACGCTCTCCGCCTGCAGAACCGCCCTTGTTTGCATCTCCTCCAGGTTGTCGCTTAGGTACTCGCGCAGCACCACACGAATACGCTCGTCTGTCTCCAGGGGAATCCGATCGAGCTGCTCATAGAACTCGTCGGCTACGTCTGTCGTGTCCAGCGTGATGTTGTAAATCTGGTCAAGGTGCCGCTCGCTGCCGGCGCGCTCGATCTTGAAGATCAGCGGCTCCACGGTGCGCACGCCATCCTCTGTCGTGACGTCGAAAACGTATGGCTCGCGCGCGAGGTAGTACGTCTTCGACATTGCCGAATGGCTGATCTCCAGCATCTCGATCCGATGCTTGGTCTGCGGCGCAGACGCGAAGAACTCACGCAGATCCTGCTCGAGATCCAGACTCATGACAGCACCAGTGTGTCGACAGTCGCGAACTGCTCCAGCCGATCCAGGAGCGCCGTGCTGCCCTCGCCGTAGACGGCGTAGAAGTCCAGCAGCGACTGCGCCTCCTCCGCGGTCAGGGCGTAGGCTTGGCTTTCCGCCCACACGCCGAACGTCACGGAGGTGGACACCCGGTTGGAAGCCCTCGCGGCGGAGTAGCTGCCGGGGATCATGGTCACGACATGCAGACTCGGCCCATAGCCGCTGTCCAGGTGCATCTGGAACGAAATGGCGCCTTTCTTGATCGTGTGATGGAAGAACGTCGTCCACGCGGCCAGCTGCACGGGCTTCAACATCATCGTGACGTGGAAGGCCTGCACGCCCCGGTCGTAATCCATGGCCACCCGGGGCATGCCGCCGCCGACCTCGGTGCCCATCACCCCACCAGGCCCCTCGAATGAGTAAGGGGACTGCAAGGGCCGCAGGTCCGGGGGGATGGTTGGCGTGGGCATTTACCGCTTCCTCTTGGCAGTTGTGCCCGCCACGAGGCCACGACTCACGTCGCTGTTCGGGTTTTGGAAGTCCTGGGCCACTGCCCGGCGCGAGCGTTGCACCGCGCGATCGATCACGAGCTCGATCTCTCCGTCGGAACGCCGCTCGCTCACCACATCGATGGGTGGCCCGAGGTTGGCGATGGAAACGCTGACCGACTGCGCGCCGGCGTCGACGCCCAGGCGGCCGTCACGGCCACGGCGCAGGGGCATGACAGCCTCTGCCTCTCCCGCTTCGCCCATCAGGCCGGCGCCTTTGGCGAAAGCGAAGATGGTGGGGCGGTTCACGATCTGGTTGGCATACGCCGCCAGGCTTCGTGCCCGGTAGATGTTGCCCTTGGCCGCGACGCTGAAATCGAAGCTCGTCCCGGCATCGATCACGCCGGCACCGCCGCCGCCGGCACCTTGGCCGAAGATTGCGGATCCCAGGCTTCCGAGGAGGCCCGCTCCGGAGCTGCCAGGACCGAACAGCTTCGATACCGCCGCCTTCGCGTTCATGCGGATGATGTCCGCGATGATCGAGTTGGCCAGGGAGCGGAAATTCAGCTTGCCCGTGGTGGCGAACTGCACCAGGGCGTCTTCCATGTTCTGCAGCACGTTACCGAAGAACCGGTTCGACTGGGCCGCGGCGTCCCTGGCGCTCTCCGCGTACTCGGTGAACGCCTGCTGGGCACCCAGCCGCCAGTCCTCACGCAATGCCTGGGATCTCGCGTTGTAGTCCTGCTCCTGCGTCAGCCGCTGGCCGTAGTAGACCTGCAGGGCGGCGAGCTCCTTTTCGAACTGCGCCTGGCTAAGGCCGCCTTCGGCTTCGGGCCGCGAGCGATCGTGCACCAGCGCTTCCCTGCGCGTTTCGAAGTCGCGGCGCACGTCCAGCAGCCGCTGCTGATCCTCGCGCTGCCTGGCACTCAGGCCCGCACCGGCCAGCGTGTCGTCGATCGAGCCCTGGCGGTTGCGCAGCTCCCCGGCCAGGCCGCGCGCGTACTCCGCGACGGCGCGCTGCTGCTTGGCCGTCAGGACTGCGAGCTCCGCGTTGTGGCGGATGAAGTTGGCCTCGATCTCGTCCTGCAGTTTCTTCTGTTCGTTCTTGTACTGCTCTACGGCGGCGACATTGCTCTTGCCCCGGGCGAGCTGCTCCTGCTGCTTGGCGATCGCAATCTGCTGCTCGAGGCCCTGCTGCCGCGCCTGATATTCCTGGGCGAGGAATTCCCTCGTTGTGGTCACGCCCAGCTCGTAGTCGGTGCGGATGCGCTCCAGCGACATCTTCGCGGACCGCTCTTCGGATTGGAGGGCGCCCTGCAGCTGCTTCAGGCGGGCGTCGATCGCCTGGTCCGCCGGCGCGGTTGACCCGCCGAAGCGCTTGCGGATATCGGCCTCGGCCGCCCGGATCGCCTTCGGGTCGAGCAGCGGGCTGCTGGGGTCGACCTTTCGTACGGCCTCCAGGTCGTCGCGGAATTTCTTCAGCTCGCGGTCGACCGCAGCGATGCCCTTGGCCTGGTCCTCCAGATGGCGGACGCGATCGCTCGCCGCGATCGCTGCGTCTTGGGCCCGTTGGTTCGCCCCGGCTTCCTTGGCGGTCTTCGCCTGGGCGCCACCGAGTTGCTCGATGAGGGCGATCTCTTTGCGCAGCGCCTCGTTGCCGGCCTCGAAGGCCTTCACCGACGCAGGATCGTCCGGGCGCATCGCCCCCCGTTGCATGCGGATGGCGAGCTCCTGCTGCTTGGCCGCCAGCTGCTCGGCGCCAGTCTGGTCGCGCCCCAGGCCCAGCATCTGGTCCCAGGCCCACTTCGCCGACTTGGCCACGCCGTTCCAGGCCGTCTCCAGGAAGCCCAGGTTCTGCTGCACCGCCTTGGCACGCTCGCCCATCGCATCGGCCAGCGCCTTCTGCGCCACCGCCGCCGCCTGTTCCTTTCGGCCTTGCTCCTCCAGCGCCCGGATCTGCTCGTAGACGCTCTGGGTCAGGAAGTGGTATTGCTCGTTGAGCTTTGCCGCGGCCGAGGCCGGCTCCTCGCCCAGCTGCGTGAACTTGGCCACGGCCTCCTTGACCGAGCCACCGGTCACCTTCGACATCTCGATCGCCGCCTGGGCGACGGTCCGGAACTGGTCCGATGCCACCCTGCCCGTCGCAATGACCTCCACCAGGGCATCGACCGCG